AAATTTTGGTACCTCATTTGTATAACATCTCCATAACCATGCATCGGCATCAATGCGGATTTGAACTGGATGCGACCATAGATTTGACTTGCTTCAAATGCAATTCGTTGTACATAAGCATCTAATGAAGCCTGATCTGCGATATCAGTAATCTCTCGAAAGTCTACAATATTTCTTCCTCTATTAATTGTGGATAGAGGGCTATTAGGATTGTCATTCGTATATGTCGATGTTAGAGGACCTTCTTCTTCGTTGGACCTAACAACTGTGAACACGTTTGGCACATTAAAGGTATCCAGTTCTTCTTCTGCCCCAATCAACGTAACGGATTGCTCATCATCGATATAAGCATAATCAGCTGACCTTTCGGCTGGTGAAATGTATGCACGTGCCACAAAATATCCTTCTTCATCCACAAATACAGGTGTGTAGTTTAGTTGGCTCAACAAGTCATTGGCCGCTTCAATTTTTTCTGTACCTGGATCATATTCGATAGTTCTTGGTAATACCTTGTCTGTCCACTCGATGTTGTAATACTTGATACCTGCACTTATTAAAATAGCAACGATAGCATCATAATAAAGAGTGCCCTCCACAATTGTGTAACGATCTAAAAACTTATCATCTCGTAATATTAGAGATAAATCATAAGCCTCTACATCTCTGTGGACGGAAGTTAATTCATCCTTCCGTGTGGGAGTTGATAATAAAAAAACTCCAAGAGGGAAATCAATCCATCCAGAGTTTTCATTGCCTACTATTTGGTTAAGTATCATCGGTTGTACATGGCTAAAAAAAGCATATTCTCTAGCAATCACTCTTCCTTTTGGCATCCACAATCTCATGTATGGTTTGATGCGATCGTTGAGGTAATCGATGGGTTGTCCATCCTCGATTATGTTAAATTGCGCTGTACGTTTAATTTCAGCAAGCATAGATTGACTAATGCTTGCGTTTGTTACATTTGTTAAATCTCTTTTCTTACGATTTTCTTTATCGAGTAATTCATAACGAAAATCGATTTGTCGATTAGGAGAATGTAGTACTAATCTAACTGCCTCATGAGAAAAACCACTTCTAGCTAAATCCATACTACACCTCTTCTCTATAATCTATTTCTGTCAATGAAAGTGAAACCTCATTCCCGTACCATACATCAGTCATTGGTAGAACTGGTAGAGTAGTATAAAACTTCCTTCCTCGACCATCACGGTATAAGAGAGTCGCTCCATCATCTAAGAATTGAATTAATCGTTTACGACCTATTTCGTCACGCAAGAGTTTAATAATGACACTTCTTTGGTAATTGGAAAAAGGACCATATTCAATCGAAGGTCTGGCACGTCCTGCGTATTGTCTAAAAGCATGCTCTCTTTGACGATCATCTTGGCGACCATCTCCTCCATCGAATTTATAATGATGTAGAGTTAACTCAGGGTCTTGCACATCATGTAAATATACCCCTATTAATTTGGGTGCTGATACGCTAATAACATCCGACTCGCTATATGTCCCATTCTCTCCAATTGCTCTAATACGGTACTGAGCGACCTCCTGGCTTGCCAGTGCATAATCTGTATAGGTGGAGATTATACTTGTAGCAATTCGCATCCAATTGTCATTAACTAGTTTGTAAATTTCATTTTCTAGTAGGTTTGGTTGGGTGCCAGTTGGACCAGGATTTTCTATAACAAAAGAAACACTATCTCTATTATTAAAAATTGACACATTTGGTTTTGGTGGAGGAGTATATGATATTTCAACTGTCTTATCGACAAATGTTGAAAATAGACCACTACTGTCCTTAATGCGTAATTTAATTTTATAAATACCACCATTTAATAAATCAATGCCAGTTGTTATTGCTTTGTTTCCAGATATAATTTCACCTGTATTCCACACAGTTGTACCTAGTGCATCCTCAATTAATACTTGGTAAGATGCCTGTTCAACCCCAGACCATTTAATAACTGGTCTTGAAATATTGACTGGTGAAGTGGGCAACATGAACGTTGGTGCGGTGGTAGGTTCAGCAGAACTAAACACTGCATTAGATGAATATGGACTAACTAAACTTTGTTGGTCATATGTTCGTACTCTCCATTCAATTTGTCCAGTAGGAAACGTATTAGCGTCGATATAATAACCCTGTTCAGCCCCAATTGAAGTGGCTATATTCCAAGTAGTCGTCCCTTGTAATCGCCATTCTATTACTGCTTTTGATTGAGCATCATCATCGTTGTGTTTCCAAGTTAATCTTTGTGTTTTAGTACGATCAACAATAACTCCGGTAGGTGATAAATTTGTAGGCATCGTAGGAGCTACATTATGTTGGATAGTAAATACTCCATTTGATTCATCCCATGCACCGTAATTTTGACCGTCATACGCTCTTACTCTTACTTTTGCGGTAGAGGTAGATGGTTCATCTTTAAAGTTGTATTGATGAGATGTGGCACCTACTGACGTTAATGCAATAATATCTTTCCAAGATGCTCCATTGTTTAATGACAATTGAATTTGATATCTGATGCCTGTTTTCGGCTTAGAATCATTAAATGTAATTGTGAACAGTTCATTGACCGATTCTCCGCCATTTGGGGCAGTTATGATTGGTGCGTTTTCTATGCCTGTTCTGATGTAATAAAAACCGTCACTGTGAACACCACTAACTGGGTACGCGTTCATTGGAGCTACTAAATTAGATTGGACTAAAGTCGTTGGTGAAGCTGAACGTGTTCTTCTGTAAGTTGTTGTGCTATAAGTCGCAGAACCTTCGCCTACATATCCCATAAAACTCCAATATGTTTTCCATGCAGAAACGAACGTATTGCCAAAATTCCAGTGACTTGTAGGACTCATTAAATATGAGGAATCATTTGAGAAATATCGGGAGCCATCCCACGTTGGCTGATTATAATATCCGAAAAACTGCGACCCTGTACTCCCTTGCGAATACTCCATAACCTCGCCACTCCACTGACCATACGCTACGTTATATTTATTAAATAAATAATTCGCCATTCAGCGACCTCCTTTCTTTATCTGACATTAGTAAGCTCTACTAACTTGTGGAATATCTTTAACTAATTTAACAACATCATTAAATTCTTTTACATTTTTCGCATCAATAGACACGTTGTAAACAGGGCTATTATTGGTAGTAGATGACATCATTTTAGAAGTCCCACTAGTACCAGTGCTACTGAGATTCATAGTCCCAGAACCTCCAAGTGTACTTTGTAATGCAGAATTTACCGCCATGGCAATTCCCCGCGCTTTTTCAACAAGAGAGGTTTCCATTGAAGCTAGTCCATCTAACAAGTTTTGTCCTGCATTCTTACCAACTTGTGTCAACGTTTTAAATTCCTCATCAGTGGCTTTAGTAATATTATTTATTTCAGTAACCCATTCAGTTTTTAACACAGTCAATTGTTCGTTAGCAGCAACACGCATTTCTGTAATACGAATATTCGTATCAGTTCTTAATTGCGCTAACTCCGAATCTGCTATCATTCGCATTTCATTAACACGAATATATGTGTCATTTTTAAGCTGTTCTAATTCCGCATTAGCAACTGACCGTAATTCTTCCAAACGTCGTTGGGTATCAGCTTTCATGCCTGCTAATTCTTTTTCAGCTGATGCGCGAGCAAACGCTGATTTTTCTTGATACATATTCGAATAATCACTCAGCTGTTCTTCTGTCATCTTATTGAGGGCTAATAACTGTGGAAGAGCCTTAGGTCCCATCTCTTTTAATTCGGCTAGTAAACCATCATCAATAGCTTTGTTTGATAACTTGCCAATTTCCTCTTCCCAACTTTTCAATCCATCTAATTGAGATTTAAGATTTCCAGATAGAACATCACCTGATAAGTTTGGATTTACTTTAAATTTGTCGAATAGTCCAGTGAAATTACGTAGCGAATTGGTGCGGTCATCCACAGCTTTAGCATACTCATCATTTACACGTTGTTGATCCGCAATTAATCGATCATTTATAGCTTGTGACTTGGTAGCCAGTTCTTCTTTTACTTTTAAAGTATCAGTTGCCAAACGTTCATTTATGGACTTAGTTTTACTCGCAAGTTCTTCATTAGCTTTTAATATTCCGTCTGACATTTGTTTATTGATACTGACCATTTTCGCGGAAAAAGATTCATTAATTCTAACAACATCATTATTAACCTGTTTTACTACTTGTGCTTTACGTTTTTCAATTGCTTCAAACTTTGTAGAGTGCTCAGCAAAATGAGAACCAAGTTCATCAAGCAATCTAATTTCATCTTGAAGAGATATTTGACCGAGACGTTTCTTTTCATTGATGTAAGCAATACCTGATTCAAGCATTTCTTGGTCTACTGTACGTTGAGCATCTCTCAATGCTAGTTGAGCAATCCTTTTTTCTTCTGTACCTTCTTTGAAATGTTTAACGGAAACCTTCCAAATTTCAACTTCATCATTTAACGAAATTTCTTCAGCCGCTTTTTTATCGGAGATGAATTTTTTTACAGAACTAAGACGTTCATTAGATATTTCTTGTTCTTTTTTCTGTATGTCAGCCCAAGCTTTATCATTTACTTTTGCTAGTTTCTTTTGCTCATCTTCTTCAATTTTTGCAATCTTAGCAGCAGTATCCCGTTTATCATTAAGTAAACGTTGTGTACCAGATGCAGTAAGTGCTTCTTTTTTATTAATAGATGTTTTTTGAATCGTCTCCACATTTTGTGCTGACTTACGTTCTATCTCTTCAATTTTAGTTGCACTTTCTTTTTGTATAGCAGTACGTTCTTTTTCTGCATCTGTCGATATTTTCTTTATTTCATCATTTATTTTTTGGGTTGCGTTAATTAAAACACTTCCAACCTCATTCATTAATTCTTTTCCGACATTTTTTGAAGCAGTTATAACACCGCTCAATTCACTAACAATACTAAGTTCAACCGGTCTATTTAAAGAACTAATAACACTGTCAGCCGCACCAATAGATCTTGCTCCAGTTGCATAACCAGGAGTCCCATTTAACTTACTAATTATATTTTTAGATTCCTTGTGCGTGAATACTTCAAATCCTGCCGGTCTGTTATATAAACCAAGATTGAGCATCTCCCACTTGTTCCCCATACGACCTAATTCAAAGCCTTCTTCACCTGCAATGAATCTACCACCCGGATGAAAACTTGTACCCTTTGCATAACCTATTTCTTGAGGGCCATTCATTCCGTTATAACGTATACTAACGTTTTTCGTGATTGGTCTTCTAAGATTCTCATCTAAAGTAGCCCAATAATTTTTGGGACTCTCTTCAATAACTACGCCTTTAAAGATCGGCTTACCAGCTACATCATTTATTAATTGCAATTCACTCTTTGCGTTTTTTAATTTGCCAATTTGAGTATCTATATTCGAATTTTGTTCTTGGTATTGGGAAATACTGATTACACCGAGATCCAAAGATTCTTTTAGTTTTACTTTTTGAGCATCAAGTTTCTTTAGTTCCTCACTTAACTGTTCTCCGCCTCTGCCTTTCTCAGCCGTAATACCCGCTTGCGCTAAAATGATTTCTTCATATTTAAATTTAGCTTCTTCTAATTGGGCTAACTCTTCACGATTTTTACCTAACTTCTCATCCAGTTTACTTATTTGGTTGCCGTAAGTTATGATAGATTGTTTTGCTGATTCTAATTGTCCGTTTTTCTCTGCAAGTATAGATTTTTCATACTGAACTTTACTATCCAATTTAATAATTTCATCTGCAGATGCTCCGTTTTTTTGTTGTTCAAGTTTCAGAATTTCTGATTCTTGTTTCCAAATGTCAGCACTAAGAACGCCAATTTGCTTTTTAGCTTCTGCCTGTAAATCATTCTTTAAATTAATTTCTTCAATGTGGCTTTTTTGTTCTTTAAGTAATGAATTCTCTTTTTCAATTGCTTTAGTCAAAGTTTCGTATGCCGCATTTTGAAGTTCTTTAGCTTTCTCTGCATTCAATTCTTTGAGTGCTATAGTGTTATTAGCATAGGCTTCACCTTGCGAACTAATTGACTTTACAGTTTCCGGAGCACTATCTATTACTTTTTGATTCAACCCTAAGAACTCGTCCATTTCATCATTAGTCAATGAACTTTTTTCTAATAACTTAGCTTGCTCATCTTTTAATGCAGCTACTTTGTCAGGTGCATTGGTCATTTCCAATTCAGCGTTAATATCTAAGTATCTAAGCATTTGTTCATTTGATAATTGATTTTTGTATTGTAAAGCATCGAAGCTTTCAATTAATTTGTCGTTCGCTTCAATTTCTTTTTGTTTGGCTTCTAATACTTCTACATTAGTATCGTTAGACTCTTTATAAGCTAAAGTTGCCGCACCAATACCTGCAGTTAGCAAAGCGATACCTGCAACTGTCCAACCGATAGGTCCTGCTAAAACAGTGAACGCACTACCTGCCGCACCGATTGCAGTGGACATTGTTCCTGCCACTTTAATAATAGAACCAATTGAGCTTATGAGTGTTCCGCCCACAACTAATACAGGACCAATTGCCGCTGCTACTCCTGCCATGACCATAATATTTTTTTGAGCTTCAGGTGATAGATCGCTAAACTTCTCTACTAATTCTTGTATAGTTTCTGCACCATCTCGAAGAGTAGGAATTAGTTTATTACCAATAGTTATTGCTGCAGTTTCAATAGTGCCGCCTAATTCTTCAAGAGCACCTTTTAAGTTGTCCTTCATTTTAGCTGCAGTTTCCGCAGAAGCTCCACCACTATTTTCAAGTGCTGTAGTCATTTTATCGATATTAGCAGGACCCGCTTTGATGAGGGCTAGGAATCCACTAACTGCTTCAGTTCCTACTAACTTTGCAAGCGTAGCAACCTTTTGCGCTTCCGTTTCACCTTCTAGAGATTTGGCTAAATCACCCACTATCCCAGATAGAGTTTTAGCTTCTCCACTACTGTCTGTTAAAGAAAACCCTAGTTGCTTCATTATTTTTTCTTGTGCTTTAGCAGGATTGTTTAATGCTAATAAAGAAGCACGTAAAGCAGTACCTGCGTTAGAGCCATCTAAACCGGAATCCGTCATAATACCAATAGCAGCTGCTACTTCTTCAAGTTGTATTCCTAATGCTGCCGCTGGTGCACCTGCGTATTTAAACGCTAATTGCATATCGTCAATTCCTGCAGCTGACGTATTCGCCGCCATTGCCAATACATCTGCAACTCTACTTGCTTCAGATGCTTCAAGTCCCCATACATTTAAAGCGGCCGCTACTGTTTGTGCAGCTAAAGCTAAAGATTCTCCAGACGCTTCAGATGCTGAAATTACACCAGGCATAGCCCCGATAATTTCCACTGCATTGAATCCCATAGCCGCCATATCTTCCATAGCTACCGCTACTTCACTTGCAGATTTAGAAGTATCAGCACCTAACCTCAATGCAGATTCATTCAATGCATCCATTTCTCCTGCAGTAGCACCTGCTATTGCTCCAACTCTGTCCATTTGTGCTTCAAAATCAGCTGCCATTTTAACTGATGCAGTACCTGCTGCAACTATCGGAGCCGTTATAGCCATGGACATTTTCTTACCAACGTTAGTCATACCGTCGCCAATTGCTTTCATTTTGTTGCCGACTGCTTCCATACGTTCTCCGGCTTGAGTCCATGCAGATGATTGAATTCGTAACTCTTCGGTAACTTCATTTAATTCTGTAGTTAGCCGATTATACTGGACTTGTGCTTCATTTACACGTCTAGCTTGACGTTCTAGCGTTGCTTCATTCGCCGTTCCACTAGCAACTAATTCATCATACTTACGACGTTCTTCGGTTAATTTAACCGATGAAGTAGCAACGGATCTTGTTAATATTTCTTTTTTAGATGTTAATCCTTCCACAGACTTTCCATACTCTGCACCTAATGCTTTTGCCGCTCTCAATTCAGAACCCATTGAACTAAGATGTCTATTCATTTGATTAATGGATCCGTTAAAATTCGAAGCATCCATGCTTAAGGAGACTGCTAAACTACCAATTTCTGTTGTCATATTCTCACCGTCTTTCAGTCACTGTCTTATTTTTGAACACAAAAAATCACAGCCAATATAATTCATCCGCTGTGATGTACTCTGTTTCAATCATGTGTAATTCGAGCCAAAATTTAATATCCATTTGATCTATTTCATGGAGTTTATACCCTTCTTGCATTCGTTCTCGGTACCAATTCTTTATCCAGTCGTAAGAATCAAAATCTGTTACTTCCCCGTTTCGTTTCCCTCTTCATCAACTGGTTGGGTGACTAAGCCGCCTAAACCTAATACTTCGTTAAATATACGAGTAGGCTCAGAATGAATTTGTGCGACACTTAAACCGTTCCAGGCATCTTCAGATGTAAACTGATTTCCAAAAGCGAATACAATAAAATCAACATACTGATCATAAGTTTCTGTTTCTCCAATATTTGTTTCACGGATTTTCTTATTTAATTCAAGAGCCTTGCGAAATACCATTCCTTCCACAAAATCTTTCGTAAATGTTTTTTCTTCGCCATCCACACGCAATACTATTTTCATGTATTATTCCTCATTTCGTTTATTGATAAATAAAAAAGAGAGGCATTAGACCCCTCTCGAATTATGGTGTAGGTGTAACAGTTGGTTTCTTAACAGTTGCAAAGAATGTTGTTGCAGTTTCCGTAACTCCAGTATCATCAGTACGGACAGTATATTTTAAAGTGCCATCTTCCAATGGAATTGCTTCACCAGTGAATCCAGATTGTTTGAATGCAGTTTCACCTTTTTTCTTAGTTGCATTTGATTCTTCAGATGGCTTAAATTTTGCTTTGTATAACCATACAAGTTTAGAGCCACTTTCAAACCCGACCGCTAAATAATTTGGCTCATCATTAGCACTCATAATCAACCCTTTATCATCCGACAATTGGTGACCGTACCAGTCAGATTGCACTTCCGTTGGTAAATCAGCAACTTGTCCAGAAACAGTGATTGTGTCCAATTGGACTTCATTTGCAACAACACGATCTCCTGCATCAAATGTACCTTCTGAAAAGTTAGGTGTTAATGTTAATTCGATTGGCATTGTTAGTGTTTTTACTTCACCATGTTCTTCTGTTGTCACATCTGTCATAACTGCATAATGTAATGTTTTTAAACTTACCTTTTGTACTTTTTCTTGAATAGCCATATTTATAATTCCTCCTGTTTTTTAATATTCATCAAAAAAAGCGAATCGCAACACTTTGTTATAGTGCGAATCGCCGTCTGTATATGGTGCATCGAATTCTGAAGTTCTTTGAAATCCTACTTGTTCTAATTTCTTGCGTATGTCCTCCACAAGCTGATGATA